GATGTTCCCGCCGCAGCAGAAGATGGTCATCGTACAGATCATGAATGCCGCCGGGATCATCATCAAAAAGTTCGTCGAGCGATTCGATATCGAGAACCTGGACGAAGTCGTGCCCACGATCATGACGGCGATGCAGAACATCGGGAATGCGATGGGCATGATGGGCGGAGGCGGTATGCAGCCCGGTATGGGCGGAGGCCCGCAGGGCATGATGGGAGGACCAGGTGGACAACCAGGAATGGGCGGCCCTCCCGGAATCGGCGCAGGTGGCGCTGGAGCGGTTCCTGGAGGCGGAACTCCTCAACAGTCAGGTGCGGTTGGTCCGGGAGGAGAGTCCGGAAGCGATGCTTCGTCGGCAGGGCGAAGCACAGTTCCTGTCACGTAAACTGGGCGAAGTGAGAGACTTCGCCGCAAAGGCAAAGGAGCCAGAGAATGGCAGGCGAAACGCCAGTTATTGACCCACGGACCGGCTTGTACACAACCGGCCGCTTCGCGGGCTTCAGTGCGGAGGATGTAGCAAACTATGCGGAAACACTTGAGACGGCGAGCCGAGGCGGAAAGCCTCCTGCAGAGAGGCCACCTGCTCAGCAAGCTACTCCTCCTGCTCAAGCTCCACCGCCACAGAATACTCCCGAGGCCCGCCTGGCCGCGGCGAACAACGCACGGATGGACCCTCTGAACACGGGCGTCGTCCTGCGGATGATCCAGGACGACATGGACGCGTTCAAAGCGACCGTGACGGACTACGACAAGTACGCGGAGAAGATCGAAGAGATCAAACGGAACATTCCTCCGCACCAGTTGACGCAGAAGGGCCTGCACAGGCAGATCTACATCAACGTCAAGTCCAGCGACCCGGAGTTCGCGGCGCGTCTGATGGAACCCGGAGCTCCGGCAGCGGAAGGGGAAGTACCGCCTGAGACGCCGCCCGCTGCTAAGACGGTTCCAGTAGCTGCTCATACGCGCACCGCGCCACAGGCGAAGCCTGTGCCACCCGCGCTGCCGCCGACACCGGGATCCAGGACCTCTGCTCCTCCTCCCGCGGCCGCAACGACGAAGCTCAAACCGAACGAGAAGATCATCAAGTTCTGCCGCGCCACCGGGCAGGACGTTACGCAGTACCTTTCCCGTCTCGAACAGATGGGACAAACACAGGCGGACATCGACGCTCCGTCGACGGCAACACAGAGCGCGCCAAGGAGCGTTTATGACCGGTCGCTTGCCAAACGGTAGGATCGATCGCCTGTTCGTGTCGGACATGGACCCCGAGTACTACTATCGGTGGGCCAACACGAAGGACATCAACGTGATGTCCATGCAGCTGGACGGGTTCGAGCCCGTCATAGGGGAGGATCCGAAGATGTCCCTCACCCCCCTCCCCGTCGCAGGGCAGAGTACGGAAAACCCTGTGTCTGCCGGATCCCGCATGCGCGGTGATCTTGTCCTCATGCGAATTCGAAAGGAAGCGTACGAGGAGACAGTCGGCGAAGAACTGAGAGCGGCGAGAGACCGCCAGAACGTGTCTCTGGACACTATGGTCCAGCAGGCAAACGAAAACGCCCGAAACGCAGCGAAGCAGGCGGGATTGAAAAACGTCCCCAAGCAGCTCGTCTTCCGGGAGGAGTAGGAGCAATTCATGGCAACGCAGAGCAAGTTCCCGATGCGCGCCGTGAAGACTGTCAACGCGGTGCCGATTCCGCGCTACTCCTGGGGTGAGAAGGCTCTCAACACGCATGTTCGCGGGGCGCTGCTGTTTCTCGACACCAGCGGTCGTCTCACGGAATGCGGCGCTGACCCCGCTCTCATCGCAGGCGTAGCAACGGCACCCGGGACAAACAACGCTGTGGATTTCGCGGCCTCCGGTCTCGTGGAGATCGCCCATCCCGACGTCGTCTTCCGCGCGTACGCTGACACCAGTGCTTCCGAGGGAACTGGTGTCCTCACGACAGCTGCTATCGGCAAAGCGTACGGTGTCGCCAAAGCGGCCGCAGGCGGACTGTGGTACGTCGACATCGCCGACACGACTGCCGATCGCATGATCATCTGGGGGAGCTGGGATGAGACGGTCCCAACGCCATACGCCCTGACCGACATCCGTCCCCACGTTTACGCGTCGTTCTGCGCAGCTGTTTGCCAGACACGCGTGGGCACGTAAGGAGCATAGAACATGGCAGTCTCTTCAGGTCAGTTCTCCGCGCTCCTTGCACCTGGTCTCTTCGATGTGCTCTTCAACGAGATCGACGCTCAGCCGAACCAGTGGCAGGGCGTGTTCAACACCGATACCTCGGTGAGAGCGTACGAAGAGGAACTCAAGGTCGCGGGGCTCGGAACGATGGTGCCGAAGCCGGAAGGCACGGCAACGGCGTTCGACGATCCACTCATCGGATCGGCACTTCGCTACACGCACGCATCGTACGGCCTCGGGTTCCGTATCACCCGGGAGATGTACGATGATGATCTGTACGACATCATGAGCAACATGGCCGCCGAACTGGGCCGCGCGTGCTCGTACAAGGTCGAGACGGATGCGTGGAGCGTCTTCAACAACGCGTTCAGCGCCTCGTTCGTCGGCCTGGACGGCCTCTCCCTGTGCAACACCGCGCACACCCGGCTCGACGGTGGTGCGACGATGGGCAACAGGCCGTCCACGGACGCCGACTTCTCCTTCACGTCGTATCAGGCGGGGCTGGATCACTACAACCAGATCCTCGACGATCGCGGTCGGCCCATCGTCATGAGCCCGGCTCTGGTCATCCTGGACCCCACGTTCCAGTGGGCCGCGAAGGAGATCCTCCAGTCCGAGTACAAGCCGTACACGGAGAACAACGAGATCAACCCCCTCAAGGGCGAGGTCACCGAGTTCCTCACGTGCCGGTTCTTCACCAGCGCCCGTCAGTGGTTCCTGGTGTGCCCGCCGAAGTCGCAGAAGAAGTCGGGCGGTCACGACGCCAAGTTCTTCTGGCGTGTCCGGCCCGAGACGGCCAACGCGGACGACTTCACGAGCGGCGATGCGCTGTTCAAGATCTACGCCCGATACTCGAAGGGCTTCTCCGAGTGGCGCGGCGTGTACGGGTCCTCTGGCGGATAACATTTGAGTGGCTGGGGGCACGGACAGTCGTGCTCTCTGGGGGGTTTGCCCGATTAACCGGTTCCCAGCCACTTAAACAAAGGAGGACTGAATGGCAGCATCAAAGTCTCGTCGGCCCCTTGCGGGCTTTTCGCGTCAGACCCGGGAATCAAGCGCACTGGTCGGTGGTGTTCCTCTCACTGGCAAAGCCCCCGCGGGGCAAATCTTCCAGGATGGGGACGGCAACGACTGGTACATGTGGTTCGACAACGCGGGCACGATGCGCGTTGCGGACGCAGCCACCGTTGAGGCCGCGGGCTTCAGCGCGTGGAATACCGGGGGCGGAGTTGCTTCAGCTCGATCGGTCGGCATTCCGCTCACCGGTACCATGGTTGACCAGCACGTCTTTGTCGCGGACAGGGCGTACAAGGTAACCGCGGTCAACGAGATCCACTCCGTTGTTGGCGGCGCCGGTGCTAACGTCCGTCCTCGTAAGATCACGGACACCTCAGCTCCCGGTGCTGTTGCAGGTGCGACGGTTAAGGAACTCACGACCGCGGTGTTCGACCTCACTGCGGTGATCAACACCACACAGACCGGGGTGCTGTCGGCAACCGCTGCCGACCTGCTCCTCGCTACGGGCGACAAGATCGCTCTGGATTTCAGCGGGACCATCACTGGTCTGGTTGGAATGCTGACGATCACACTCGCCCCCGTCGGGTAAAGGGACTAAGGTGGACCGAGGGACCTGGGAGCGAAACGCCGACAGGTCTCCCACCAAGGTAACGTTGGGATGGGGAAACGGGGAGTGCGTTAACCGCTCCCCAACCACGTTTAGAAGGATTACAACATGTCAGTAACACGAGGCAGCAACACAATCGTCATGACCGCCAACGGTGACTTGTTCGCCGGGCGGCTGCACATTCTCTCGATCCACTTCTCCGGAACTGGATTGACGGTAGGCCAGCTCGTTGAGATCAAGGACATCAACGACGGCATCATGGCCGAGCACTACATCATGGCCACGTCGGAGGATGCGGACATCCTCACCGGCGCCGAGAAGTTCCTTTCGAACGGGGTCAAGCTCGTCACTGCGGCGACGGGTACGCTCAAAGTGGTCGTTCAGCTGAGGTAGGAACGAACATGGCACTCATCAGGCTTGACAGTTTCGGACACTACACCGACGCAGACATCACCGCGGGCAAGTGGACATCGAGGGCCGCGGGTACTGCCGGTGCCATCTGCTTCCTGATCACACCAGCGTACGGGCCAAGGGGTGGACAGGCACTGAAGCTTACTGTGACCAACCCCGCTGCCTTCAGTAGTGGGATCCTCAGCCTCGTTCCAGCGTTTCCCACCCCTTCCGGTGCTACCTTCAACTGGGGTGTGAACTTCAGGTCCGTGTCTGCGTTCTCCGCTCCCAACAGTGCAGGGACGAACCCGGACGGAGTCGGTGGCGGTGCGGGTGGGACCTCAACGCTCATCTGTCTGCGGCAGAACAGCAACAACCAGTGCTGGTTAAAGTTGGAGCCGACCGGGAAGATCTCCTTCTGGGTCGGCTCGACGCAGATCGGGCAGACAGCGCAGCCTCTGCTCCAGAACGTGTGGCAGTACATCGAGTGGCAGGTTGTCCTGAGTGGGACTGCCACCGGGTCGGTTACGATCAAGATCGACGGCGGTCCTGCACTAGCGATGACGAACCTCATCACCCGTACGGGCTCCGTGAACGCCTGGGACGAGATTCGCTTCGGGCAGTTCACTTCCGGTGGCGCACTGGGTGTCGAGTGGTCCATGGCAGACATGTACCTCAGCGATGGTACCGGCGCCGACGGATGGACTGGGTTGAAGGGTCCCCAGCGGGTCGATGCGACGTATCCCAACGCACCTGGTTCGAACTCCGGTTGGACCCGTTCCACAGGTGCGGATCAGTCGGCCACTGTGGACGAGGTCCTTGCAAACGGTGACACGGACTACAACTCCACGAACGTGCTGAACGCGAAGGACTCACTGAACTTCCCGTCCTTCCCCGTGTCCGGTGCGGTTGTGAACGGCATCCAGCACGTCCTACAGGCGAAGAAGACGGACGCTGGTCCCGTGGGCATCAAGGCACTGGCCAGGATCGGTGGTGTCGACTACCTCACGGCGCAGGAACTGTTCATCCCGACGACGTACGGGTTCATGTGCTACCCACAGGGGCTGAGCCCGGCGACGGGCATTCCGTGGACTACCGCGGAGTACGACGCCGCTGAATTCGGACAACAGAAGACGACGTAAATGGCTGATGTAAAAATCTCCGCCCTGACGGCTGCGGGTTCTGCTCTCTCGACGGACGAGGTACCCGTCAATCAGGGTGGAACCACGAAGAAGGTCACCCTGGCCCAGGTATCCGCTGCGATCGGGTCCCTGGGTGCTGGAAAGGTCGTCCAGGAGGTATACTTCGAGACCGGTGCGTATGCCGCGGGGTCTACGATCATTCCACTGGACGATACGATCCCTCAGAACACTGAGGGCGACCAGTACATGACAGTATCGATCACCCCGACCAGTGCGACGAATCGGCTCAAGATCGACGTAGTCTTCAACTCGATGGGTACGGCAGCAGCGATCCTGACCCTGTGCGTTTTCCAGGACGCGATCGCCAATGCAATCGCCACCACGTTCACCTACAATAGTGATGCGACGGTCGGTCAGCAGATAGTGCTCACGAAGAGGATGCTCGCAGGTACGACCAGCGCCATTACATTCAAAGTTCGAGCGGGGTATCACGTCGGTGGGACGGTTTACTTCAACGGTCAAGCTGCCGCTCGAAAGTACGGCGGCACGCTGGTGTCCTGCATCTCGGTTCAAGAGATCATCCCGTAAATGGCCGACCGGATTCTTGCGGAAACTGGCGACAAGATCCTACAGGAGGATGGAACTAGCTTCATCCGTACTGAGGTTGGGTTCTTCGTCATCGTCAGTACGGGGGCCCGGTCCACCGACTCACTTTCAGCTACGACTCCTGCCGTTGATACCACCGGGGCAAATCTTCTCGTTGCGTTCCTCTCGAACGACGCTGCTACGATCCCAGCGGTCACGGATAGTAAAGGGAACGTCTGGGAACGGGTTACGACACTTGCGATAGCAGGTGGTGCACGGTGTACTGCCTTCGTTTCACGACCAACTAGTGTCGGTGCGAGTCACACGTTCACCTCACCTAGCATCGGCTCTGCACGATACCCGTCCATTGCCGTTCTGGCGATGCAATGGACGAATGGGATCTCCTACAACGGTCCTCCTCAATTCGTGGTCACGGGAGCGAATTCCTCTGTTATACAATTCATAGGCGTTACTCCAGATCGACCTGACTCACTTGTTGTCTTTGGTGGCTCCGCGGAGAACAACTGGGTCCCGTCGGGGGTGAGTTCGCCATTTACGGTCGATCAGGGAATCGCGGGTCTGGGAGCGATTGCCTACGGTACCTTCCTCGGGCATGTTATCCAGACGGCACCGATCGGGGCAGAACCACTCGTCACGATGACGGGTACGGGAAACATCAACGGTATTGAGTTCGCCCTGTTGGACGCCCTTGGAGAGATGCGCGTCTCTCAGGACGTGGTTGAGACTGCCTGGCCTGGAGATACGGCGGGGCGGGTATCGCAGGATGTGGTTGAGGTTGCCCACGACGGTGCAACTGTCGGTCGCTTGTCGCAGGACGTGATCGAGACCGCACTGTGGACCCTGGGTGCGAGGGTCTCCCAGGACTGTATCGAGGTTGCATATACGATCCTAGATAAGGTTCCCCCGAAGGGTAACAACGGTCATCACGGTACACCCCAGGGCAAGAAAGCATTCAACACCTCCAACTGGATCCCCTGGTGTGAGGTTAACTTCTTCGGAGGCAACTAATGCCGTCGTATGTAACACCTAAGAAGAACGCGGCGTTCATCCTATACGCTGCTCTCACAGCTCAGAGCGACGTGAAGACGTTGCAATCTGCACCGACCATCGTTGCAGGAGATGTGAAGGTGTCCGTTGACGGGGGCGCGTTTGCCAATCTAACCACTCTACCAACCGTGGTGCCCGGAGCCAGTGTCGCCGTGAAGGTTACACTCTCCGCGGCCGAAATGAACGGGGACAACATAATGGTCACGTTCATTGACCAGGCCGGGGCACAGTGGTGTGATTTGGCCATATCGATCCAGACGTCCGTGAAGCAGATGGACGACCTGGGCACCGAGGTCAAGCAGGACACGATCCTGGGTGCGGTCAACTCCGTCATTACACTGCTCGGCAGCGGTCTCTCGCTCTCCACGGCGGAGAAGATTGCCATCGCAGATCAGGTCCTCACGAGGGATTGGACCTCGATCAACCCCGAAACGGTAGCGGACCGTTGTGCACTGCAGGCCCTTCGGTTCCTCCGTAACGCTTGGGCCATTGCAGACGGTACGTTGACCGTCTCCGGAGACGACGACACTGGCGTTGCTTGGGGCAAGCCCGTTACGTTCGAAGCCCGCAACCCGGTGAACTCCATGGGCAACGACATTGGGTAGCCTGTACCTCCTCTTCGACGGCTTTCCTCCCGTTGCCTCGGAGGCGGAGGAGATCATTGAGGAATGGTCGAAGAAGCGCCGTCGCAAGCTGCGGAAGTTCATCTGCGGGTCCTGTGGCTTTCAGTTCTGGCAGGACCAGGTCGTTGTGCAGAATGGCCTGATCCGGTGTCAGGGTCCGAACACGAACAACTGTGTTGATCAGCCTGGGTATCGGCCCGCACGGCGTTCGCTCATGCTCCCGATTGAGAAGCCCGATCCACCGCTTCCGATCATCGATGAGGATCTCTAATGGCAAGGCGAATCGTATCGGACTTTGACGCTGAGATCCTCCAGAGGCTGGGAAACCGGACGGATCTCACTCCGACACAAAGGGGCTTCTTTCTCCGTGACTCCTATATGGCGGTCTCTAAGAGCTTCGATCATGTCCAGCTGCAAGGCGACGCGGCGGACACGATCGTTAACGGAAGCGATAGCCTGTCTCTTGCGGCAATCACGGACCTCTGGTGGCCGGTTCAAATACGAGATACGATTTCGGACAGGATCATCCTCCCTGCGGACAAGGACGAGATCGACAACATGCAGAAGTATCCGAGTCCCCCGACTCGGTACTACTGGTGGAACGAGAAGTTCATTTTCGACACCCGAGCCGACAAAGTCCGGCCGGTCACGATCAAGTACAAGAAGCGGCCGGTGATGTTCACAGCGTCACCGGTCCTGGACGAGATATACGACCAACTCCTGATCCTGAAGGCGGCGCAGATCGGGTTTGAGACGGCACGCGACCTCGAGCAGGCTGGCGGGGTGATGGGTCTCTACCGGGCGTACATCTCTGAGTACGGCTTGGTCCCCGCAGCCGAGGAGAAACTGAACGATTACCGGACCGGGTTCCGAGTGAGGTACAGGTAATGGGACTGCTACAACTCGTGATCATTCTGTGCATCGTCGGCGCGGTCGTCTGGCTGATCGAGACCGCCCCGTTCATCTCTGAGTCGATGAAGCCGATCATTCGGTGGCTGATCATAGCTATCGTGATCATCTGGTTGATATCCGTCTTCGTGGGGGACATTCCGCTCCCACGCTTCCGTAGATAGGAGTCCTGCATGCAGTTACCATCTGAAGCACTTGCCGTTCGAGACCGGTACGTCACGGCGTTCCCACTCTGGACGATGCCCGCCGGTCCAGCCGCGGAAGAACGGGCGCGGACCTGGACGTTGGGCCTGTGCAATCAGCTTGCTCACGACCTACCTGGGAAGGGGTACGGTACGAAGCGGGCTGAGAAGGACAGGCCCATCAGCAAGGATGCGGTCGCGCAAACGCAGCCGAACGGGGCACTGTTCATCTGGGACATGCTGTCCGAGGCCGGGTCCGGGGCGCCCACGTTGAACAAGAACCCCGAGTCTCAGGACGTCACCGGCCAGATCTTCGTGGCGGTGGAGGGTGTGGACGTGATCGCCGGTGAGGGTCATGGCCCGGGTGGTGGAACTCCACCCCCTGCTGAGGTCCCCCCATACAACGAGGACTACAGTATCCAGTTCGGCAACGGGTGCAACCAGGCGTACAAGGAGGCGAAGCAGGCCGGCTACGACTCCGGTATGGTCGCAGTTCATGCGTCACGGGCGGCGTGGGACTACTACTCCGGGAAGCTGTCCTGGGACGATTCGTACAAGTTGCACCTCAACGACTTCCGGAAAGAGTACGGGCTGAAGCCCCTCTAAGGAGCAACGATGCCAGCCACTAATCCTTGGGATGAGACCAGGCCTTTTGGGTCCGAGGCCGCGAATACTCTGGATACGATTATCCAGAACCTCAAGATGGACATCCGGGAGCGGCTGAACATCCAGCACGTGTTCGGACAGGACCAGACCCTCGACGGGGCACACCGGAACATCCGAATCCTGCCGGCTCACATGGCGGCGAACGTTGCGATCCTTGAGGGCCTCGGGTACAGCCTGACGGGTGCCGACGTTCACCCCATGATCGACGTACAGGGCACCCTGAACACATCGGGTGCTCCGAACCTCGTGAACATCGACATTGTCAAGACGGCAGCCGGGCCGGGTCGTGCCATTTCTTACAAAGTCGGCGGAGTTGAAAAGTTCTACGTCGACCTGGACGGTAACATCGCTACGACAGGTACGATCAGCGGTGTTGCGGCAATCACCTCAATCCCAGCGGGTCTGGTCTTCCCCTACGCAGGTCCAACTCCACCCGGAGGGTACCTCGAGTGTGATGGTGCTGCGATCTCCCGCACGGTGTACAGTGCCCTGTTCGCGGCAATCGGTGGGTACTGGGGGGTCGGAGATGGATCCACAACGTTCAACGTTCCCAACCTCCTGGGTCGTGTGGTCGTCGGCGGTGGTGCAGGAGCTGGTCTCACTCCACGTCCGCTGGGTCAGTATATGGGTGAAGAGACTCACGTCCTTCTGGTCGGAGAGCTTGCGGCCCATGGGCACGGAATAGTTGATCCGGGGCACATCCATAGTGCGGTTTCCGTGATAAGCGGCGGAGGGGGGCCTAATGCATTCCCTGAAGCGGGTGACTACGTGACGGGTTCGGGCTTCTCTCCCACCGCTGCCGCCGTGACGGGCATTTCGATTGCGGCAATGGGCTCTAACGCACCTCACAACATCATGCAGCCTGGTGCGGCACTGAAGTATGTGATCAAGTACTGAGATGCCACTCCCCAAGCGGAATCTACCGGTGCGGCCCATCGGGGGCATGGTTGCGATGGAACAGGCGCAGAACCTGGATCCATCGCAATCGCCTGATATGCAGAACTTCCAGGTGTATCAGGGCGTGCTGCGCAAACGGCCGGGGTTTCAGCCGTACCCACGGGGACTCACGTCAATGGGCGGCCGAGTCTGTGGGCTTTACTCGACACACGACGTGAACGATAAGTCCTACCTCTTCGCCGCCTGGGAGGACGGTATTGTCCTGTACGACGCACTCGCGCGTGTATGGAACCCTCTAACGGGGACAGCGTTGACTGGCCTCAACACTGACCTGTTCTCCTGGGCGACCTCACAGGCCAAGGTTGCATTCTCACAGGGTGTGGATCCAGTTCAAATCATCGATCTGGTCACGCCTACCTCGTACGCCCGTCTCAGTGTGGACTGCCCCGCGGCTAAGTACATGACCCGCTTTGCGGACCGGCTGTTCCTAGGCTTCACCGTAGAGGCGACGATTCCGAAGCCGTTCCGTGTCCGGTGGCCGGTCAACAACGATCATACCAACTGGACTGGAATCGGCTCTGGGTTCCGCGATACGGGTGAGGAACCGAACTTTGTCCGGAACATTCTGAAGCTTCAGAACTCCCTTGGCGTCTACACCGAACGATCCATCTGGCTGGGTGAACGGACTGGAGCTGCTACTGCGCCTACTCGTTATACTCTGGTTGCTTCTGACGTTGGGCTTTATTCCGCTCGTACCCTTGTTGGGTTTCGAGAGAGCCATTTCTTTCTGGGTCCGGATAATTTCTACCTCTTCAATGGTGGAGCACCGACCGCCATTGGTGAGGCGGTTCGGGACGCAGTCTTCTCTGAGTTGAATCCAGAGTCCCTCAACAACTCCTGGTCTACGATCCTCAGCGACACACAGGAGTATCTGACGTTCTGTTGCACAGGGGACCGGAACTACCCTTCGAAGATTTGGGCCTTTAACTACGGTCGCAATATTTGGTACCCCTGGGTCGCTCAACGGCATACGTGCGGTGCAACTCATCGGCTGGACGCTACGGTGCGCATCGACGATCTGATCGACACGATCGACGCGCAGACCTGGCTCTTAGACGATGTGTTCAACTCGAACGCGTATCCTTCGCTTCTTACAGGGCATACCAATGGCCTCATCTACCGGTGGTCCAATTCATTCCCGTCTGACGATGGGATCGCAATCGATGCGTACTGGACGTCCAAGGACCTTACAGCTGACGATGTGTCGGAGGGTTTCTCCCACCACTTTGTCCGCATTAAGAAGGTTGGCGTTTCATATCGCGACCCTGGATCCGTGTTTACGCTCCTCTTCAGCTTCTCAACAAATGGCGGGCGGTCCTGGTCAGCGGAAGAAGCAGTGACCATGGGTGGGACATCGACCGGCGGACATGGCGACGCAACGTGGTTTCGAGAGATCACGGACAAGCGCGTTAGAATTAAGTTCCGCAACAATAGTGCCAGTGAGACACCTTTGCTAACGAAGTTGTTCTTTGACATGGAAATCGACGCTCAGGTGTTCTGATGCGTATCAAAGACACATTCCCCTGGGCACAGCGCGAGGAGCCACGTGACATTAAAACACTCCTGCAGTGGTTCCGCCTCTTCTTCGCAGACACTGCCACAATCATCAACGGTGACATTGGCTTCGGAGATGGCGTTGACCCAGACAATATGGGCGGCGTTTGGGTTACGATCCCAAACACTGGTTCGGTTGCCAGTGACGTTGCCGTCGTGCACAACTTGGGCGTGGTGCCAGTCGGATTCATTCTGATGGTTCCCCCTGCAACGGGGACGATTAACAAGGGAGCAACGCCGTGGACCACGTCAACGATATACATCAGGTGCAGCACAGCGAACCAAGCGTGCACAGTGTTCGTGCTGAACCCGAGGCTAACCCACGACTGAAGCTCCTCGTGATTCGTGACGAGATGCACGCGGCTGAACTCCTGGCGAAGTACCACGCGTTGAGCATCCCGAAGGAACATGTGCAGCTTTTCCAGATGCACCTGCTCGGCCGCCGGGATTCGGTCTTCCACGAAGTCGGCGACAACGAGGGCCTGGTGTTCTTCACTAACGTGATGCCGCGGTACAAAGCCACGTTCGGTCTCCTGTTCTGGGATAGGAAGCTTTCTGCGAGACGCCGGGCCGCTGTTCGGGAGGGCATCGTCGACGCGTTCAAGAACTTTGAGCTTGTCCGTGTGCAGGCGGACATCTCAGCCAAGAATGCTCCGATGCGAACCTTCCTTCAGCGGCTCGGCTTCGTCTACGAGGGCACTCTCCGCTCCGATTGGGTCGATGAGTCTGGGATCGCCGATCGACTGACGTTCGGTCTCCTCAGGCAGGAGCTGTAACATGGCAATGGATGTCCCCGGCGATGACTTCTTCGGAACGGGGTACGTAGCTTACAACCCGTATCAACAGCAGCAGGACAATCAGCAGGCGCAGACCCAGCAGAACTTCGAGAACAACCAGCAAACTACGCAACAGAACTTCGAGAACCAGCAGACTCAGCAACAGGCGACGGCTGGTCAGTATCAGACCCAGCTGCCAGTATCGACCTCTCAGAACACCGGGATTAACGGGGGCGCGGGTGTGTCCAACACGCCAGCTCCGAAGCCGCAGTCGTACGGCTTCATGGAGGGCGTCGATCAGAACAAGATGAACGACCAGAGCGTGACGTCGCCAAAGTACATTGCGTCACGCATCCTTGCTAGCGGCGGCTCGTTGCAGGACGCTGCGAAGGCGATCGGTGCGACTATGACAAGTCCCACCAACATGCGCCTGTCGACCGGTGAAGAGATCGATACACGGCGGGATGAAGAAGGCGCAAACGCCCTTCAGTGGCTCGTGCTCGGTGGAGGCGGTGGTGGAGCTACAATGCCTACAGCAACTGGAGGACAGCAAACGTTGAACATGACCCCGGGCGCCAACGGGTCATATGCATACAACCCTATGCAACAAGGGGCGTACAACCCCTACATGTACGGGATGGGTGGGAGTCAGTACGGTTACAACGGGATGACCGGATACGGGGGTAATACCGGCATCAACGGTGGCGGTTATCCAATGGTCAGTGAATATGCTGGCAATGCTAACACCTACCGAAACGCCGGGTACGGCCTACCTGGGCAGACCTACGGACAGTACTCTCAGGGGGGCTACCAGGGTCTCACCGGTGGATATCAAGGTGTTGGCGTTCCGGGTCCTGGGGGTGGTCCTGGGCAGGACTACACTGGGGATACCGGAAGAGACGACGGTACTGGTACAGGTACTGGTACCGGTACTGGAGGACAAACGGGAGGGGTGTACTCAGGCCCCATGCCACCGGATCTGGGCCCCCTACGGGAGCAGCTGTCGAACTACCTGATGGGTCAGCTTGCAGCGAACCCAACACCCAGTCCGTACCCCGGTTCCCTTCAGACCGGTGATCCCTGGGGTATGATGGCTGCGTACGATAGGTACAGGGCGGGGCCGGATATCACGGACCAGCGGGTCCAGGGCATCGCCGGTACCTTCGGCGATGTGTACAACCAGGGCCGAAGCTTGATGCAGACCGGTGGGATGCAGGATCTCAACCCGTACATGGATGCGATTCAGAAGCGGTCCCAGTTGCAGATGGACAACAGCCTGGCGCAGATCAAGGAACAGTACGGGGCACTGGGCCTTGGTGCCGGATCTGATGTCAGCGGTGCACTGGCACAAGGCGCTGCTACCGGGACTGCACAGATGCAGGAACAGATGCTTGGAACTGCACTTCAGGCATCTATGGCTGCCGGACAGAACAGGGTGAGTGCGTTCCAAGGGATGGGTAACCTCGCCGGCCAGTACGGTAACCTCCAGCTTGGTCAGGGCCAACTGTGGAACCAATCCGCACAGGGCCTGCTGGGCGTAGGCGCACTCGAGCAGCAGGTGAACGAGGGCAACGTGAACCGCGGGTATCAGGAATACATCCGCCAGAACAGTCCAAGTCCCTGGACGCAAGCGGCGCTGGGTTACGCCACCGGATTCCCGCCGATGGGTCAGTCCGGCGGGAACGGCGGCGCATATGCGTCTGCGGGTGCTTCAGTTGCCACCGCACTGATAATCGCGGCCGCAATGTCCGATCGGAACGTCAAGGAAGAGATCACTCCGATCGACGTCAAGGAAGTCCTCAAGGGCGTTCGGTCGATTGACGTCACGCGGTGGAAGTACATCAAGTCCGATCCGAAGCATATGGGCCCGATGGCACAGGACTTCAAGGAGATGTTCGGCGTGGGTGATGGTAAGGTCATCATGACCGTCGACGCCGTGGGTGTTCTGTACGGAGCGATTCAGGCCCTAGCGACGAAGGTCGAGGAATTGGAGGCGCGCCTTGGGTAAGTGGGTCTACGGGAATCAACAACAGAACGATAACGCACTCACGGCGCGGATCATCGCTCAGATCGGTGATCAGATTACTCAGGCCCTTCTCACGAAGGCTGCGATGAAGCAGAAGGAGGGCTCATACAAACAAGCGGCGTCGGACAACCTGACGAAGTTCGTTGGGATGACTGCGGACGAGCGGCAGCAGTTTCTCAACTCTCCAGGTGGGATCCAACAGGTCACCGAGATGGTAGATCCTCACCTGTACTCTAAGCATGATACAGGGAAGGAAGGCTTCGCAAAACCGTCCTACGAGGGCATTCTCGGGATGGGCGCGGAGACTGAGCCGGAACGGGCGATTCGGGGCGGGAAGGAGGCGCAGGCAGCTAAGTTCGGTTTTGAGGCGAACAAAGCGGCACTGGAGCTCAACGAGAAGATGGACCAGATGAAGTTCCAGTCCGAATTCTTCGACATGGGCAAAAAGTTCGAAGCCGGTGGCGAGGACGCTCCTACACCCAAGGAGTACATGGGCGCTGCCCTGCGAGCTGGATACAAAGAGGCCCTCTCGAATCCAATGTCTCTCCTGGACCCGGGGTCCCTCGTCAAGCAGGAGGAGCAGAAGGTCGTCGGATCGGATGCGTGGAAGAAGCTCAAGGGTGCTGAGATGCTCACAGAGCTCCAGAAGCAGCGTCCGGTACACAACCAAGAGCAAGCGGATCAGATGGTCAACCTGGGGAAGTACCTCGGGGGTGACACATCAGCCGTTGTGGATTGGACCAAGATCAACCCTGACTGGCGCGACGCCGAGAACGATCTGAAGAAACAACAGCTCGATGTGCAGAAGCAGGAGTTGTGGCGGAACACGTTGAAAGATACGTCGGATCTGTACACCACGATCGTGACCAACGGGGTCCCGGCAAAGGACGCAGAGAGGTTCCTCGACGAGTTCCAGAAGACCGGACGTCCACCCAAGGACATCCCGTGGCCACAGGACAAGATCAAGGTGCTGCAGGCTCAGGTCGAACAGGCCAACCTGAACAAGATGACCATCGAGGCGAAGCACGCAGAACAGGAGCTACCGGAGTTCAAGCAGGCCCTCGACCTGTGGCGTGCCACCGCGTCGGACGACGTCAAGGGCCAGGCACGTGCGGCGAAGCAGGCCTGGGACCTCTTCTACAAGATGCACCCGGAGTACAAGGGCATGCCTCAGCCCGGGTTCTGGGACAAGATGCTGGGCTTCATGAAGGGCACCGGGAACTATGCACAAGGTGCCGCGGGGGTCGCTGGAGCAACCGCATCAGACGCTGCCGCAGGCATTGCGGGCCAGCGGACACCCGATTCAGTGTGGCCAATGGGCCAGGATATCATGAACGTGTCCCGTGCTGTTGGGGGTGGGCTCACAGCTGCCGGGAACTATGTCGACTCCGCGGTCAAAGAGGTCGGCGCGGGTGCTGCGAACGCTGCCGTGTCAGCCGCAGGGTACGCCATCCCGGGTGCGAAACAGTTCACTGATAAGGGCAGGGCAGCCTTCGGTACTCTGGCCGACGCATTCAAGGCAGCGGGGGAGAAGCCGTCGGACATCCAGGCGCCAGGGTTCCACCCGCCCACAAAGACCGGCAAAGTGGCGGAGACCCACCCCGAACTGGCACGGATGAAAGAGACGCTCAAGGCGCAGCTCAAGGAGATCGGGAAGCGCCAGTCCAGCATGTCCGTGCAGGAACAGACGTACTGGTACGACATCGCAAAGAACCTCGACGCAGCGAAGGACGACCCTGCTGCACTCGCTGCACTGTTCGTCCAGATCAACATGGGCTCCGGGGCCAAGTAGATGCCAACCAAAGACGAGATCAACGCGCGGGCGGCAGAGCTCCTAAAGAACTCGAACTATCGCTGGGCGAGCGAGATGGAGCCTTCACCCGAGCTGATCGAGAAGCTCAAGGGGCCCCGTGAGGGGAACTTCCAGGAAGATGCGTACGAAGACGCTGGCGACTGGGCCATCGGCTACGGCATGCAGTACTGGAAGGGTAAGAAAGTCCACGAGGGGATGCACATCACGCAGGAGGAGGCGGACGAGGAGTTCGATCGTCAGCTCCATACGATCTACAAGCCCCGGCTGGACAACGCCCTCAAGATCCCGGTCAACCAGCATCAGTACGATTCCCTGATCTCCGTCTCCTGGAACAGCCCTGCGGCGGGGGAGAACCTGGCGAAGAAGATGAACGCCGGGAAGGTCCTCGGGGAGCACGACTTCACCGCCTCTGCGACAATCAAAGGCGAACCTGACAAAGGCCTCATCCGCCGCCGCAAAGCCGAGTATGCGGATTTCCAGGCGCCGGACGATACACCTCCCGTTTCCGATCAGCGGAGGATGGAACCGGGCCCCGTAGCGGCAGCTGTTCCGGCTCCTCCAAGCACGATGCCAGTGGAGGATGTTCCGCAACAGGAGATGCCTCCAACAGATACTTCCCCGCAGCGGTTTGACCCACGTATCGACCCTGGTGTCTCCGGGCCCATGTCGGCTCCGCAAGCGCCGATGCCGCCACAGCAATTCCCTATGGGCCGGGCACCGCGGATGTCAGGGCCGGCGGCTCCGGTCGCACCCGGACAACCTGGTGTACAGATGTCCCCGCAGCAGATGCCGATGACGCAGCCGGGGCCGATGCAGCCGCCGATGCCTCCCCCTGGGACGTTCCCTTTCGCAGGAGGGCCCAATGCGTCGTTCACAGATCCCCGGTCCGTCAAGGTCACGAATCCGGCGTCAGAGGCCATACCGGAACCTGAGGGGCGTCCAACCCTGTTCGGGATCGCACCACCCAAGGATAACAGCCTTGGCCCGCGGACCGTCTCCGAAGACGTGGAGATGAAGGAGATCCTCGACTCTCTCCGCCCGATGCCTGGCCCAACCGTTCAGCAGATGCGGCAGTTTGCCCAGGACCACTCGAAGATGGGGATCGACTACACCCATCCAGGTCAGGAGGCAGAAGACGCAGTGGGGCCGAAAGTCAACACGTACATGGCCCCAGGGGATCTGGCAGCTGCATCCGGTCGATCAGCAGCGCTGGGTCTCGCACAGGCGATTATTGGTCCGTTCGGATCCCTTGCGCCGAACACGTGGAAGTCGTTGACCCTGGCGCAGCAGGAGCAGCAACAGAAGCTGAAGGGCTACCTGTCGACGGATGAGATGACCAAGGCGATGTCCGGCCCGTTCGGTCCTCCGACGGACACCACACGAGGCTTGCTGACGGCGACCCCTGCCTTGGCTGGTGAGGTCGTAGGTTCGTTCATCCCAGGTGAGCCGATCATCAAGGGGGCGGACAAATTCGCACGTCTTGCTGTGAAGTCACCCTTCGCTCGGAAGTTCGTTGCAGCAGCCGTTGGTACCACCGCCTTCAGTGCGTTCGCGAACATCGAGCCTGGTGAGTCCCGTTCTGTGATGATCGGGAAGAATCTGGCACTGTTCGGTGCAATGGATCTGGCCTTCCGGCACATCGGAACAGGTCTACAGGAGGAGTTGGGCGGTGTGTATCACGACACCGTAGATCGTGTAGCAAAGGCTACCGGAAAAGCTGCCGATCAGGCGGAAGACGCTCTAATCGCGATGCGGGCGAATCCTGCGAACGGTAACATCGCAACCGCGAAGGCAGTGATCAACATCGGAGCAGAAGACGCGAATGTACGGATGTCGCCTCTGTACAATGCGGCCGCGAAGGTGTACGAGAACGAGATCCAAAAGCACTTCCCGAAGAACCTCGTGCTGGACCCGATGCTCGGGGACAACTTCGGTGTCAAGTTCAATCTGTCGATCGGTGATCAGCCTCTAACACCGGTGCACCTCACATCGAACCCGCAGGACCATGGGCAGTTCGCCAAACAGGTTGCCACGATCAGGGAACAGATCAGCAAGGCGTGGGAGCAAGGCACTCCGATTAAGGTGGATAACATTCAGATCGGGAACGAGGGCACCAAGTCCAGGTTCTTGAACTTGATGTACCGTCCGATCACCGACGCGAAGGAGATGGTCCCCGGCGCCGCAAAGGTGAACACGGCTGCGTTCGGCGGGACCATGCCCAAGCCGGGTGACACGGTGCACGTTGTCACTGCGGATGGCACCGCAGTCCACACGGTAGTCGAGTCCCCGCTGCCGCGTACATACGATGCCGCAGGTACCCGTCCATTCGTCCCTGGTGGCACAATCGATGAAGCAACGGAGTCTCTGAATCCGAGTACCGGTCGTATCCATCGAAAGGAGGACCCAAATACACGGCTGCGGGCTCGGGTAGCTGCGGCCCCGCCGACAGGCGTTGACCAGTGGGCAGCGACGGAGTCCAGGGGCACCGGTCGCAATCCGGATGAGGAGTTCTGGGTCGACCGACCGAGCGGGGGCGGAGAACCTCCTTCGGGTGGCGGAGGTGGAGGGGATGAAGGTCCTTCACCGTTTACCCCGAAGAACATCGATGCGGACTTCACTCCACGTGAGTTCGCGATGGATCTGTTCCACAGGATCAAAGCAGACGGTGGCACATCGTATCTCGACCCACAAAGGGGAGGTAAATCGCTCGCCGAGGTTATCGCGATAACAGCTGATCGTCTGGGTATGATCAACTCCCCTGAGGACGTCTTTGATATCATCACTCGGCCCCGCCGTGAAGTGATGAAGGAGTTCCTCGAGCGTCTCGCTGCAAATCAAGCAGATCAGCGACAGGCTGCAAGGGAGTTCTCAACGGCGGCTCGGGGTATGGCAGCACATGCTGAGGAGTCCGAGGTAGACGATTCCATTGCCCAGCTGTGGAAGCCGGGGGGTCTGGTCGACCAGTTGAATCAGGAAATGGGTGAGGACACAACCAAGATCTACACCCAAGCAGATTTGATGCCTCCTCCAGCGCCGTCCCGTAATGTGCCACGGCAGATGCGGGAAGAGACAGACGAGGAGTGGGCGGAGCGGGCAGCACGATGGAAAGCCCGCCAGGAGGAAGCGAAGCGATCCAAGAAGGCAGTAAAGGTCGGCCCTCGTCAGGTCCAGGAAGAAGAAGATCGGAACACTACCGGTCACGGCTTCGACGAGCAGGGTGTTCCGCATGTGTGGACCCGCGACTCGAAAGGGAACGTCCAGACGGTCCCGTTGTCCTCCATCGTCGTACGGATGCCGCGGCCGGGTGAACACCTTGAGATCAGTGCGCACCCGGACGGCTCCGCCCGCCATGCACTGATCCATGTGGAACGGCCGGACTACGAGACACAGATCTCCATGCAAGGGTACGGGGATTTCAATCCGAAGTCCTACTTCACGTCCATGTTCTTCAAGAACGTCGACCATGAGCAGACGCATGGTAACGAGGTGCGAGCGTTCTTCCACAAGGGTGGAATTACCCTCTCAGTGACACCCGGGGAGAAGATCTGGGAAGAGCGGGGCTTCTATGGAGACCCAATCGGGGAGTACGGTTGGCTTGACTCTATCGACTGGAGGAGACAGCCATCAAAGCCGGGCTATGCCGGGGGCGGTTCAGCTACTGGGCACCTGGCAGGCTCCGAGGTCAAGCCGAAGCTGGTCAAGATGAAGGGTGGCGGTACTGCTATAGAGGGGACCCGCATCGGTGATCCGAGACCATCTAGGGCAGCGGGAACCGAGCAGGGGATGTGGATGAACGCCGGGGCAGGGAAGGGTGAGGACGAAGCTTACCCCGCTCTGACAAAGGCAGCGAAGGAAGCTACGAAGCAGCAACTCAGCTTTGGTCCAGTTCGCGATCCCACAACAGGTGACCTGTCTTACTTCGCCCCCCGGCCGAAGAACGAGAAGTGGAAGCCGTACGCAGGGTTCATCCCGGGGCCGATGCGGGATGAGCGGTGGTCGAGGAACTACTATACGGGGGGCTGGGAGCCGCAAGTCCGTCCGTTCGCAGGTCGAGAGACTCGGATTGACAATCCCTTCCAGCCACAGGTGCCAACACCGAACGTGAAGTACTATCGGAAGGGCAGCGCGTTCGCTGGGAAGATCAAGTCCGTCGACTCGGGCGAGACGATCCCGCACGCCGAGACGTCATCAAGGGCAGCGTGGAAGGTCCGCCGGGGTAAAGAGTTCACTCGCATGACTCCTACGAAATGGGATGTCGAGGGTGAACCGATCGAGATGGGACCCAGTATCGGCATCTCCAGGATGGGCCCGGAGGACAGGTCGAAGCAGAAACCCTGGCCGGACTTCGAGATCCACCCGGACTACCATGGGCACGCGGAGTTGGCGGATGCGATCAAGTCGGCCCGAATCCTACTACGACACGGTGTGGATGGGGATACTCCTGTGGCCGTGATGGCTGCGTACACCCAGCACCAGCCGAATTGGACGTCTACCCGGCCCTGGACCGTACAGGAGCTGGCGGATCATCAGCCACCCCAGATCAGTCTGACACGGCTGCGGGACGAGGCAACACCTAGGGGCATCGAGACGTACGTAGATGGACCACGGATGATCCTCCGCGCTGCCGACGGCTCTTGGGAGAAGACCTTTGACTCACATCTCGCAGCGGCCCGCTTCGTGGAAAAGATGCCCGGACGGGTACTGGATAGACCACTGGACGATGCGTTCGAACAGGCGTTGGGCATCGGGAAATCCCGTAGCTTCGACGCCGACGTCGACGCAGGTGCCTTCCACAAGGTCGATCTTCAGGAGACCGCGACCAAGGAACTTATCGCAGGGAAGCGACCGCTGATCGTCCTACATGGAGAGGATCCGACGTCCATCTCGAACGCAATCCGTGCGATTGAGATGATGAACGATCTTCCTCCCGGGACCCACACAGTGCTGCCGTTGAAGGGCACTGGGCACGGGAAGAACGCGGTTGCTATCTATGATACATTGAGAGCCCGCCAGATGTTGGGCTCCGTGAAGGAAGATGTTGCCCGTCTCGGAGTAAATACGGAGCAGCCGTTCCAGGACGTCCTGCAGGAACTGAGTAACAAGAAGTGGGGTCTCGCAGCCCTCTTCGGACGGCCGGAGGGTCCACAGCAGGCCCTGCACTACTCGTGGCTTCGGGAGCACGGGATGAGGGAGTCCTGGACCCGCGGGAAACTGACACAGGACTCGATGGGCCCGTACAGGACATTCGATCCGAACGAGATCCTCCTCTCCCGCCGTGGTGGCCCCGGGTCCATGTTCGCCGGTGGTGAACCGCCCCCGCCATACAATCCGACGTTGGACTTGGAGGACGTGATCCCCGGGTTCCACCCTGATGCACGTATGCACATGCCGCCCGGACCAGGGATGGCAGAGCCTGAACACCCCGGTTGGTACGGTGACATGCACCCGGAGACAGAGGATGCAACGTACCACGACTGGGGCTGGGGTAAGGGCGACGAAGCAGCCGAAGCAGCCGAAGCAACCGGTGGCGACGCCGGAGGGGGCGGAGAAGGCGGGGGCGGAGGAGGTCTTCCTACTGGTCCACCGGATACGCCAGAGCAGAAACGAATCGCGGAGGGCTTCAAGTCCGTCTTCAGCGGCCCGTTCAACCAGCTAGCGCACTTCTTCCGTGTACCCGCGGAGATGTTCAAGGAGTGGGAAGTACGTAGCGGGATTCCGTTCTCTACGTGGTTCACAGCGATCGAAGACCGGCGGAGTGCCGTCGAAGCCACAATGGGACCCCTCATGGAGAACATGCATGAGTTGTTCCGTGGCACTACCCAGGACCTTCGGGAAGCAGCCCAGCAGGTCTTCGATGCGCACGCGACGGGCAAGATGCAGGACATTGCGCACATCACGGACGATGCGGCCCTGGCACTCGGAGAGAAGGCCCACGAGTTCTTTACCCGCTGGATGACCGAGACGATGGGTCACAGCAAGGAGGACGTCGAGGCCTTGTTGAAGGAGCTCCCGCAGATTCGTAAGTCAGGGCAAAGCTTTTCGGACTACAAAGGTTCCCGCGGTCTCGGGCTTCCTAAGCTTCTGACAACGGAGTCGAAGAGCTTCGAGAAAGGCGCGGTGATCCTGAGCAACCGGGAGATGGACGTCCGGAAGAACTTGATCCGGATGGGTCGGGCATTCACGAACGAGAAGGAGATGATGCCCACCTGGTCAGCGATCAGCAAGGCGTATCAGGCGTACAAGATGGTTGATACCCCGCTGACTGACTCCGGGGCGTTCACCGTGTTCGACTCGTACATCCGGAGTGCGCTGCATCAGCAGGACCACGTGTCGAACACGATCGCTAACGTGTTCAAGAAGGTCGCAGAGAAGCTCGAAGGCATCGGGGTCATCTCGGACGCGGATGCAACTGACTTTACGTCGGTGATCCTGGGCGCCGGGTACTTTGCGAACATGGCCTTCGGTCCTGGTAACGTAATGCGGAACGCGTTGCAGACGCTTCAGACGGGAACCGGCCTCGGCGTAGGACCGTGGGCACATGGGTTCAAGCAGGCCATGAAGTATCTACGGGATCCGGACTTCGAGCAGGAGCTGCTGCACAGGGGAATCATCACCCGGGATCGTACTGCACAGATGTGGGCGGATGCGCGAGGTGCCAATGAGATGATCATGAACCTCGAAGGGTCATCTTCGAAGATCATCGCGAACACAACCCGCCTCGCTTCGATGGGTACGGCACCGTTCAAGAAGGTGGAAGACCTGAACCACATCATCGCGTACTACTCCCAGCACCAGCTCGCGGAGAAGTTCGGGAAGCAGTACCACGCGGGTAAAATCACGTGGGATGAGTTCCTCGAGAAGTCGTACATCGACATGAGGGACATGAAGGACGGGCCGACGCATCGGGGCATCAAGGAGGCCCTGGACGCGGGCGAGATTGATGTCGCAGCTGACATTGCGTCGATTGACTACATGAACGCCACCCAGTTCAAGTACCGCCGGGGTGTCACGCCGTACTGGATGCAGAACACCGTAGGCCGAATGGCCGGACAGTATGGCACGTGGCCGTCCTACTTCGCAGAGTACGCCTACGACTCGATGACCCGCGGGTCCGTCAAGAACCGGATGAAGGTCGCCGCTCGTTGGGCAGCCGCCAATGCCGCCATGTACGAGATCGGATCCCAGGCGTTCGGGGTCGATATGGGCCGCTGGCTCTTCTTCAGCCCCTTCGGGTACACAGGTGGTCCGATGGTAGAGGTTGCGGGGCAAGCCCTTTCAACGACGAACATGCTGGTCCAGGGTCAGATCGACATGACGGGCCAAGCGAAGAAGGGGGCGGATCCGGCAGACGCCATTGCACTAGCGAGGTTTAAGAACTCGTGGCAACAGTTCGTCCCGCTGCCGACCGGGCAGTACAACCGGACGATGCGAGCGTTGGACCAGATCCAGCTGGGGGATTGGTCGAAGGGAACCAAGTACTTCCTTGGATTCCCCCCGATCAAAGACACGTATTAGATGGGATCCGTCACCGGAGCCTCCTCCGGTGACGACTCTTCCAGGGCCTTCGTGATTTCCTTCTCCAAGTCCTTCTTCTTGATCCCCAGGCTGTAGTACAAACGGCTGTACAGAGCCTGGGGCGACACACCCAGTTGCTTGGCGGTCGTTGGGATGCCCTGCTGTTTGATCTTCAGCAGGAGGTCATTCGTCACCTGAACCTTCACACTGTTAGGCCCGCCCCTCTTTCGGATTTCGAGTTGGAGGGACTTGAGCCTGCTTCTCACTGTGTGGGGCGAGCATGCGAACTTCAAGGACAGCTGGCTGATCGAGAGTTTTCGCTTCTCGTACAGCTCCTTCCACATCTCCACTTCTCCGGGGAACCCTAGCGACTGTGCGAGTGCTTCCCATTGGGTCATTTCCATCCCTCAGGCGTCAGGAAGTACGACTTTGTTTTCTGGTCGTACTCGATTAGCTTGGCCTGGCGCATAGTGTCCACGCGCTCCCGGAACATCCGAGAGTCCATTTTGTTACTGTTCAGGCGGAGCCACTTGCTGTGTTCAAGAGTCCCTCCGTGATTCTTGACCTGCTTGAGCATCCGGGCATGGTCCTCCCCGATGTTGCTCTGCGTCAGCTGTTCGAACGTGGCGGGCAGCCACAGCTCCAGCCACTCGAGTATCCGTAGCGCCTGCTTCAGGTGGTGCACGTTCAGCTTCTGTGGATCGCCATGTTCCGACGCCGCTAGGATCATCGCGAGTCGAATCATGTGGTCGGGTTTCCTTTCGGAGTAGCCCGCGAACTGCCGCTCCTCATTCCCGGCGCCGTGTTTGCTGTTGTACCACTCTTCATACCAAGCACGTGTATCAGCGTTCCCAGTATAGAAGGGTACTTCTCCACGGGCACGAGTAAGAGCAATGAGACCATTACGGAGTTTGGCCTTGAGCAGCTCATCTGGTGGAGGAGGGATTGGAAAGGATCGTGGTGTATCCTCTTGCACAACGAATAGCAAGCGGGACATGAAACCACCCCCGAAAGCATCACGCGGTATGGCTGTTTGGATCCAATCCAACGTCGATGCCCCGAGGAACGACAGGGCAACATTGTTCAGCTTCAATTCTCCCCGTCCTATGGTTAACGAACTCCATTCGGCCGGGGCGTCGAATAGAGACGTCAGCATTGGGATCATGCCCTCCTGGTATTTCTGCTTCCCCAGAAAGACCGCCAGCTCCGGGGCATATAGTAGCCCGCAGGCTGTCTCTCGCTCACGGAAAGCTTCCACCAGAGCCTCAGGCGTAGCCTTGTCAGCAATGACTTGTCCTCCGAAAGAGCGTACGAGACCCACACTAATATTGCATGCGCTCGTCTTTCTGCACTTTCCGGAAGGGGCCACCAAAACGACGCAGAGGTTTGGGTAGACGGAGTAGTGACCCTTACGGACGTATACATTACGCTGCATAGCGGCACCGATAGCAACCAGCCCCGCAAAGAAGTGGAAGACGGTAGGTGGTTCTGTACTCCGGGTGAATTCCACGTAGTCTCGAATCCACCCTGAGGAAGGGACAAGGTTATCGAAATCCGGTATCTTGGTTTTGGGCTGGAGTCGACTGTCGAGGGTTTTGTCATCGAGTAGGAACTTCTCCTTTATCAGAAGCAGGAGTTCTATGGGACGGCCGCCGGGGGGAACGTCACGTACCCAGTCAAGGATCTTGTCCAGCGACGAGTCACCAGATGACGTGACGGTCCGCGAACGAAGATGCTGCATCAGCAGTTTGACCTGTTCAGACAGGGGTACAGGGTTTGGCATCTTACATGTACTTACGGGCGAATGCTACGTTGAAGAAGATGTTGGCGAACTGCTCGGAGTCGAACTTCTTCCCGTTGTGATCCAGGAGGCCCTTCCCCCGCAGCTCGGTGTACTCGTCGATTGCTTGTTTGGCGATCCCGAACTTGACCAGTTTGCCGGTGTCCACGGACGTCCTGTGTGAGATGCCCAGATCGTTGAACAGGTCAGCGAACAGCTTCATCTCCTGCAGGGACTTCATTCCGAGGAGGTGGATCCTCGGCGGCCACTTAATGTGCTTCGGAGTCGCGTCCACCAGCTCGGAGAAGTTGCTGTATCGTTCGGACTTGAACGGGAGGCAGAGGAGGTGGGTGTCACTTCGGACCGCGTTGAAGAAAGATACGCGCTCCTCTCGAGTCTTACCCTGAAGAACGGTTCCCAGCTTGTACGCCGATCCGAGCTTCTTCTTTGTGGCGGTGAAACCTTCGTACGTACGGGCCGCGTCGCCGAGCCAGTCAGGCGCAATGACCACGTTGGGGGCGCATCGTTCCGCGGCCTCCGCAATCTCAGTGAGAGACAGAGGCTCACCTCTCTCGTGGAAGCCGTTGTCCAGGATCTTGAAGCGGGTGGACTTCCGGAAGAACTCGGCATAGTCTGGATCCTCCAACACGAACTGTGCCAGGATGAAATCCAGGTCCACCAGGCTTGAGATTGTCTTGAGCAACGCCGTAGGTATTTCCATCGATAACTTCATCCGAACAGCTCCTTGTAGAGGTCCTTGTTTCCGTCCTTGGACTCCATCCAGTTGTTGCCGACGGTTACCTCGGCAGGGGCACGGAAGCCCTCGGGGAAGTATTTCTTGCAGTTCTCCGGATGCCGACTCTGTGCCACGATCTCCGGCCAGATCCGGTTCATCCTTTGCTCGAGGATCTCCTTCGCGATACGCGCTTCGTCCTTCGCGACCACGAGGACCAGTTCGTCGTGAACCGTGGCCCGAATGGTCGACGCCTTGGCGTGCTGGGTGAGGTCATCATCCACATCGCACACGCTGACGTACATCATATCCGCACCGGTGCTCTGAATGGGGAAGTTGTACATCTCAGTGACCTGCCGTGTATACCACCAGCGCCGACGGCCGAAGGGATTGATGAGACACGAGTCCCGTTCAACGGTGTCCATGAAGGTCTCCCGCCACTCGTGCCATTGCGGGAAGAGCTTAAAGATCTTCTTCATGAACGTCTCGATGTCGGTCTGCGACCGCTTCGTCTGCTTGGCAATGTCCTTAGCCCCGCGGCCGTAGGCCATGCCGTACCAGATGAACTTCGCCATGTACCTCAGGTGTTCCTGAGACCCGCCCTTGCGGCATTGATCCTTTGAGACCTGGTACGCGTCAGCTGCCATTGACACCAACCAGTCCTCGCCAGATGCCAGAATCTCCAGGCCCTTCTCGTCTCCGCTGAGGAACATGGCAATCCGGGTTTCGACCTGGGACCAGTCAGCGGACATGAAAACGTGGTCAGGACTATCCGGTACGTAGATCTGTCGAAGTTCCAGCGGGATGTTTTGGAAGTTCGGATCCCAACTGTTGAGGCGTCCTGTTGCTGCTTTAGCCGTACCGAATCTGGGATGGACATAGTTGTTCTCATCCTTCTCCACGTTGATGTAGGTGTTGCGGGTGTGATCCAGGGATCGGACCTTACTGATCCCTTGGAGCAGAGGGTCGTCGTACTGAGCGGCCAGCTTTTCGATAGCTTCCGCATTGGCTGTCGGACGCATCTGCTTGGTCTTCTGGTCCTTGATCTTCTGGACGGGAAGCCCCAGTACGTCGTAGAGGACGTGCATTACGTCCTTGGATGACTTGGCGTTGAACGACTGACCAAACACGGCACGGAGCTTCTCCTCGTACTCCCGGGCCTTCATGTCCATCGCCATGTCCCACCGCAACGCGAGCAACTCGTCCTGCTTCATGCCCAGCTTGTTCATCTTGCGTAGCTTGGGCTGGATCCGGCAGACCGTCCGCATGAGGTCTTCCATGCCGAGGTCCTTCAGTTCCTTCCGCAGCGAGACTGCACTCCGCCGCTGACCCAGGACGTCCTTCGCGTTGTACAGGAACAGGTTGTCCGAGGCTGTGTCCTTGTGATACTCCATGTCGGTGTGCAAAGACATGATGTGTCCAAGGTTCTTCGGCTGGTCAGAGTTCGTGAGATGGAACGCTTGTAGTGTGTCCCACGTTGGCCCGTTGAACGTTATCCCTTTCTCTTCGCAGAAGGGGATGTCGAAGGATTCGATATTCTGGCCTTCGATTTCAATGCCTGGATCAGAGGCCAGAGAGTTGAACCATTCGGCAACGGCAGGGGTCCAACGGAAAACGTAAGCTGTCTCTTCGTCAACCGCAAAGCCGTTACAGATAATCTGACCTGTGCGAGGGTCGAGCCCTCCCTTGGGTCCTGGTCCGTGGGTCTCGATGTCGAAGTCAAGAACTCCATGCTCTCTAGCAAGTCGCGTAAGAAGCGTTCCGTGTTCCGCAAGGCTTGCGTCGAGAACATAGTTGCATGGACGACGTCTGACTTCTGGAAACGCCGACTGGATTTGCGCCCTGTGGAGGTCGTAGATGACCAGGGGCCAGTTCTCTTGCTGTCGCATGATGTGGGCGGGGTGGAGGGTGGCGAAGACTTTGAGCTTCGTATCTCCCATGGCCGCCTCAATCGGTACTCCACGCTGTTGATAAATACCGTTGCGACCCGTTGTGGCGTAGAGTGCTGTTGCTCCGAGGGCGACAACGACATTTGGACGAACGGCTCCCAGCTCGCGGGCAAGAAAGGGAGCACAGTGGCGGATTTCGTCATCCGTCGGCGTCCGGTTGTTATTTGGACGACACTTGACGACGTTTGTGACGAAGGCTGCGTCCCGCCGAACTCCAGCCTGGATGCACTGCTTGGTGAGGATTCGTCCAGAGCCCCCGATAAAAGGTCGCCCTGGCTTTCCTTGTCTGATGGGGGCAACTTCGTCTTCACCTGGAGCCTCCCCGAGGAAGAACATCTTTGCAGGCGCCGGGCCCTCTCCCTGGACGGGCCCGGGGTTGTTGAACAGAGGGCAGCCTGTGCACCACTCTGCTTTGCCGTTGGGCAGTTCGCCGAACTCAAACACCGTACTGCACGTTCTCAGCGCGGAGGCCCTTCGGTCCTTTGCTGGGCTGGAATTCAACCTCGTCGCCTTCCTGCAGGGTATCGAACTCGATCCCGATCAACCCCGAGCGGTGGAAGAAGTAGTCGTTGTTGTCGGTGCCGCGGATGAAGCCGAAGCCCTTTTCGCGCGTGAGCAGCTTGATCTGTCCGGTCATGTGACGCTCCTAGTTGACGATCGGCGGCTTTTCGGTGCCGATGGGAAACCTTGCGACTTCAACATCTAACGTGGACGCTCCGAACCGAGGACAGCCCGCAGTGTAGTGGGATGCCATCGACATGGCGAGCATGGCCATCAACTCCCGATACGTCTCGGGGCCGATGACCCAGCCGATTGACTTAGCACAGAAGGGGCAGACGGCCTCATACTGGAAGCCGTCTTCAGGGTTGCCCCACTGTATGAATGCGACCGGGAAGTTGTGTTGATCCTTCTTCCCGTTCGCATCCAGTATCTTCGTGTCGTCGATGATGCACACGAGGATATCATGCACTTTCTTCACACATCACCTATGAGCTGGAACAGCTCCTCACGGGCCGCGGGGTTGAGGAGGAACTGCCCGTACATATTGCTTGTGACGACGTCACCAGTGGACTTGACCCCCCTGCAGCGCATGCAGCCGTGAACTCCAGCGATGACGCACCCAGCGGCCTTCGGATCCAGTTCGGAGACGAGCATGTCCACAATGGCCTGAGTCAGCTCCTCCTGCAGAATCGGTGCACTGAGCTGGCTCTCTACCGCACGTGCCAGCTTCGAGAGGCCGAAGACTTTGTGACCCGGAATGTACGCTACGTTGGCGCTCATCTCGAACGGAAGCAGGTGATGAGGGCAAACGCCGAACGCCCGGTGGTGCCTGAGAAGGACGATCCCCGCCCGCTTTGCTGCGTCGGGAGGGAGGTCGAACGCCTTCAGGTTGTTCGCCGGAGGCGAGAACAGCTCCTTGTACATCCGGGCGACCCGGTCCGGTGTCTCCTTGTAGTGCGGGTCCTCGATGTCTACACCGAAGCCCTGGACGAGCAGCTGCCGAATGGCGAGAAGCGTTTCAGCTTCGTTGTACTTCATGTCACCTCGTGTTCAAGAATTTGTGTAGCTGCGCGGAGACGCGCAGCAGGGGATTCCTCTCGCAGATGTGTACGACGTCGGCCAGCCGGTCCACGTTGATCGTATGCACGTAGTTCTGGGGCTGGAGATACACGATCTTGCCCTGCTGGGCCCAGCCGACTGCGTCCTCGATGGAGGCCCAGCCGACAGAGGAATCTCCGAGCCCGCCGTGGATGACTTTGATCTCGTCGGCCTCCTGGATCATCTCGTACAGATACCCGGGTTTGGGGGACACGGTCAAGTGGATCATGTTCCTGTAGTGTGGATCCTCGAGCCAGTGAGGCATCACAGTGCCGCTGGTCTCGATCTGGACCTTCAGTCGGCCCTTACCCAGCTTGTTTACGAGCTCCGTGAGATCCCTGTCGAGGGGTTCTCCGCCCGTGAAGCAGACGTTGGGGATACCTTGAGACCAGGCGTACAGTGCGGTAGCTGTGTACATCCCGCCGCCCATGTTCTCGTAGCACTTGTCGAAGTCCGTGTCGCAGTGAGTGCATACGCCTTTGCCAACACTGCACCCGACAAGACGGATAAAGGCGGTCATGACGCCGGTGAGCAGTCCCTCGCCCTGGGGGGCAATGAACTTCTCGGCGAGCGGGTACCGTTTGTCACTCAAGGACCACCCCACAGTCCCGCGTCTCCTTGACCGCGATGTAGACGTGATGGATCGGGAAGGACTTCTGCAGTTCGTCCCGCCAGGTGATTGCGAGCTCCTCCGCCGTCGGGTGAACGGGCAGGAGGATCAGTCGAGCGTAGGCACGGATCTCTTCGGCGGCGGGGTCAAGCTCGTGGAGAGCAAAGGCGTGATCCCACCGTTCGAAGATGCCCTTGACACGGGTCTTCAGGTCGGAGAAGTCGATGACCATGCCGGTCATGTCCACGTGGCCCTGGAGCTCCACGCGGATGAGATAGTTATGACCGTGTAGGTAACGACACTTGCCCTGGTGGTTCATCAGTCGGTGCCCCATGGGCAGTTCGTAGTCAAAGGTGAGGAGCATCAGCGGCACCCGGATCATGGAGTAAGGCCACATCGGCGAGGAATTTCGCGATGAGGGTTTCGAACTTCGAGTCCAGCAGCCGTCGGACAGCGGGTGACCCGACGTCGCTGAGGATGGAGTGAGCGTCACCGGTCGTTGTCTGCATCGTCACGGTCAGCTTGATTCCGCGGCGTTCGCAGATGAAGGTCTCCATCATTTGAGTCGCTCCGTACGTTCGAGCTCCATGAGGGCGAAGCATCCCCAAGCGGCAGCGGCAAGGTCATCTCCGTCGGTTTCTCTGCCACGGGTGACGTGGATCGCCGCCGTTTCTTTGGAGACGCCACCGAAGTCTCTGACGTCACCTTCGGAGACTTCCCGGAGGAACTCCTTGCGGCGCTCTTTGTACTTCTCGAGGTGCTCGATGATGTGATTGAACGTGTCGTCGAAGGGGAGCCCGAGCTTGTAGTTGTGCTCGCCGTACTTGAGCCCCATTTCGAAACGAGCCGCGAGGCGAACCAGGCCGGAATTGGGAATGAGATCATAGCGTGGTTTGACCTCACTTCTCTGAGCCCCGGTTTCGAAGGTGTGAACGGGTTCGATCGGAGACGTACCGCTCGCCTTCAGGCCAGCGTCGAGGCGGAGGCCCGCTCTTGCGATCGGACCAGGATCGATTCTCTCGCTCATAGAACTCCTTTAACGAAAAAGTCGGGAGGAGGACCTTGCGGTCCGTCCCCCCGAACAGTTTACGGAACCACGAGAAGATTACGCCTTCTCGTTCTGCGTGGCCATGTACCGCCCGACGCGGTTCTGGGCCTGGTAGTAGTTCCCGTCCTTGCCCTTGCCGGCCTTCTGACGGGTGACGACGCCGTAGCACTCACGGTCGATCCAGGTATCGGTGTCGAGAGGCTCGTCCTCGTCGAACTCGAGCGCCTTCATGATCTGGCGGATCTTCCAGTCGTCGCCGGGCGCGAGCGACAGGTAGTTGTCGAAGACGTGACGGCCGTACGTCTCGCCCTCGTCCTGGACGACCAGGTCCAGCGTGAGGTAGGGGTAGGTGTCCTCGCCCTTCTTGTTGCGGTACACCGGGATGCCGAACTCGTTCTCGCCGCTCTGCTCGGAGTCCTTGGGCTCCTTGAACGTCACCTTGTTGACGCGCAGGCGGTAGGTGGCCTCGGGGATCGTGTTGTCCTCGGCCATGTCCTTCTGACGGAAGTTGTCGAAACGCATGATCGTTATCTCCTCTGACGTTCATTAGTGATGAGCACCATGATCACCACTGTGACTAGAAACAAGCCCGGGTTTAGCGCGAACAGAAAGATCATCGCGCTAACTACGAACGGGGACAGGAGCTTCAGCCTTCCTCTGTGCGACGAGCGCTTGCAGTGCGCTCTTGTCTCCCATCGTGAGCTTGAACACCTCGGTCATGTTCGTACCGATGTACGTCGGGACCGAGAAGTTCAAGGGGACGCGGAACCCAGCCACGGTCCGGGCAATGGTCGTGGTGCAGATCATCCGCTTCCCGTTCTGGATGACGCCACGCAGTGTAGCGTCCGGCCAGCCGGGCAGTTCACGAGGTAGCTTCTGTCCGGGGAGCTCAGGAGCCCAGAAGACGATTTTCTCCTTGCCCTGGCCTTCCTCGATGACCGCCTCGCGAGCGAGGAACAAGCAGTGGGCGTCGAGGCCCATGATGATCTTCGCTGTCTGACGGCCCTTCTCTGCGACGTAGGGATAGGCTTGCCGTGGGTCCTTACGTGCAACCCCTTTGGGACCGTCTCCTGCGTCCCAAACCATGTCCCAGCCGTGGATGGCCTTAGCCTCGTCGAGCCAAAGCTCCCCGGTAGCGCTGAGGGAGTCGAGCACGATTGTCTCGAACGTTTCCCCAGCGTATTCGACCTTCCCCGACTTGCGACCGAGTTCCGCCACCACGGCGTGCAGTGTGTCGATGTCCTCGATCTCAATGAAGGGGATGTCGTCGTCCTTGAGTGACTGGAGCCCTTTCGTATCTCCAATCTCCGTTGCCAGGACGAGAGGCTTCGGACACGTGCGGATGAGAGTGGTCTTGCCCCACCGTGCAGGTGCGTAGAGCAGCACCTTCGCCCGCGTGTTCTGCATCTGGGACGTGCGCTTCAGAGGTGGTAGTTTTCCAGGCGGCATGCCATGTTATCCTTTGTTTGGACGTTTACCGACGACTCCGTAGTGGAGTTTGTTATCCAGGACGATGAACGTCTGGAAGTCTTGCCAATCCAGACCGTCACGATCGACCTGTACCTGGATAAGTGTCGCCCCGCCGTATTGCGCGAGACGACACTGCCCCCAGTGGTTGTTCTCCTCGTCATAGAGATCGAAGGGAACGGAGTACTTCTCACCGATCCGTGTCGGGTTCGGTGACATCGGGGTCCTCGTCCGGCTCGGGCTCGTCGACGTCTCCCACGATGTCCGTGACGACATCCTCGTACGCGAGCTCGTCGCTGAGGTTGTTGACGTCGTCCTCCGTGAGGTCCCGGTTCTCCTTCACGGCGGTGGTGACCTTGTTCACGAGGAGCTCGACGAATTCATCACGCTTCATACTGCTGCTCACCTTCTTCCAGAATGGCGAGACAGGATCCTTCTGGCAGGATCCAGAACTCTGTGTCTCTCAGAGTGAAGCGACGCCCGGCGAATTTGTCTACAAGGACCCACTGGCCCGTGAGATCCTCGCCGAATCGAAACGTCGCTCTGTGCAGGTGGCAGAATGCCCTCTGCGCCAGCTTGTGTGCGGTGTCAGGTAAGATCAGTGTGGCTCTTGACCCCGGCACCTGATGGGTCGTCACCTTCCGGGCCTTCGACACGATCATCTGGCCGAGTAAGGGACGTAACGAGTTCACTGAACGTCCTCTCCAGGAACTCCGTCTCCTGGGACAGCTCTGCGTTCAGTCGCATCACTGTCGGGATGTGAGGGCCCCTGCTCAGCTGCGTCGCCAGCTCGGCCTGCAGCCTCGATACCTCGCTGATGTGCAGCGTTAACCGAGACTGGATCGATGGCTTTGGATCCCCTGTCTGCGTCGTCGACATAGTCCTTGTCCCTCTGCATGAACAGTGCCCGCTTGACGGGATTGTCTTCCAGGCACAGATCGCGGTACGGGCAGGTTCCGTATCTAAAGCACTCCTTGGTGTTCTTGTACCACACGTTCTTCGGGTTCTCTCCTGCCTTGACACGTGCGCGGCGCCAAGCGATCTCCCGCACCATCTCGACGAACTCGCCCTCGAAGTCCAGCAACTCGTCGTCGGAGCGCGCAAACGGCTCCTGGTGGAACTTGATCGTTTGGGCCTTCGTGATGACGTCCACGATGACCCCTGCGACTCGCTCGCCCAGGATCTTCGACGCTCCGTACACGTACGCGGTGAACTGCAGGTCCATCTCGTACTTCATGACGTCCCGCATGTCCAGTTTCGCGGCTGTCTTGTGATCCACGATCCAGATGCGGTTCGCCCAGTTCACCAGGCGATCCGTTCGGAATACGAGGAAACAGCCGGTGCCTTCACCGACCTCCACGCGGCCGCTGCATTCGATTCCGAGGGGCTGGTACAGGACCTTCCCACCGTACTCGATGTCGTACGCTCGGATGAGCCGCTCGACAAGGATGACGTGTTCCTTCAGCTCCGTTTCGTCGTACATGAGCTTCTGCTTGGGAAGGGACTCACGCAGTGATTCAGTCGCGGCACGCACCGCCTTCTCTACACCGTGACCCCCGCCCATGACAGCCATTCCTTCGTGAAAGGCTTTCCCGTCCTCGAGTGCCCACCGCGGCCTGTCTGGGACCAAACCGATCTCGAACAGCCACCAGTACTTCCGTTTGCAGTCCAGGAAGAACTGCAGGCGGGACTGGTTCATATTCGTGATCGGGCTGAAGAAGTCCTCGAACGGGATCAGCTCCCCGTCCAGCTCGATGGCGAAGCTATGCATTGTCGTCCTCCTCGAAGGACTCGAGTGCATCCATGGCCGCGTTGTACCACAACTGGGCCTGCTCGGCGTTGGTCATAGCGACCGCGATCCGCCGCTGGTAGTTCGGGTCGTCCGTGTTCAGCGTCTTGGCGGACTTGAGCGTCGCCGCCAGGTCCATGAACAGGGCGTCAGCGGCCTCGACGTTCTTCTGCTTGTCGTAGAACTTGGGTTTGGCCATGTCAGTCCTCGTGCAAGTCGAAGTGGACGCGGATCTTGCTGTGCTCATTCAGCCACTGTTCCATCTGGAGGATCATCGCCGTCTCCGACAGCTGCAGGTCGTTCATCGGGACGTTCAGCGTCTCCTGCATCTGTTGATGGATTTCCTGGCTCGGTGGGTAGATGAAGGTCATTCTCAGTACTAGCGGCATTCTCTGCTCCTTTGGCTGGCGTGTTAAGTCCGAACAAGTATGAGCAGGCCATGGGGACGTTGCCATCCCGCGGCCTGATGTATCCCTCGAAGGGGTGATCGTATCCACCGGTTTCCCCAGAAGGGATGCTAAGCCGAACACGGAGCATCTCTCCTTGGTACCGAATCGAGAGCCATCCACCACCGACCAGACCGGTCATTCGAATGGTCCGTTCGATGATCGAAGGGATGACCACGCAGCCGCTCAAGTCGGGCCAGATTTCCCGTTGCGTCGGGATCTGTAGTACTTCAGGGTCAGGCGCGGGCTCTTGCTCCATCTTGGAGATGGCAACAGCGACTGCGTCGGCGAGTTTCGGGTCCATCTTGACTGCATCGTCCTCGACGAGGAAGTCTTTGACGGACTGCCGGAAGCCGTAGCTGGTCCACTTGGTACAGAGCATGACGATGTAATCAGCACAAGTGGTTTCGTCCCATCCGAGTGAGACCCACTTGAGCATGTACTTGCGGTAGGGTCCCGCTGCGTTAGGACCCAGGATCTGGAGACCCAGAAGGGCGTCTCCTTCGTTATTCGTTCGGAGCCAGCACTTGGATCCTTCGTCCCAGGTCCAGATGTCCTCTCTGCCATGGAAGTGCTCCTCGAGTTCCTCGACTTCCCACCAGGTGAGGATCATGCCTTTTCCTTGGTGAGCTCGTCGTAGAACTCGCCACTGAACAGGCGGTATTGGCCATCGAACATGTCGAGGTACATTACACCGGTGCCCTCGGTGCCGTTGATGATGACCGTGCCAACCTGCTTGTAGAACTTCTCGCCGTTGTTGTTGGTCTTCTGCTTCTTGATGACGAACTTCGTAGCCTGTGCGTTCACTTCTTTGCGCTCCTTCGGCGAATGCTACGTTCCAATTCACGCCGGTACACGAGATTCCCTTCGAGGTAGTCCAGGACGATGTCCGTGAGAAAGCGGGAAAGCGTCATACCCTGTTCCTCCGCCAACTGGGCGCAGAATCGCATGACCTGTTTCCGATCCTTGCGGACATACGTGCTGTGTGCGTAAGCGTTTTTTCCAACTCGGTACACGAGAGACTCCTTTGCTTAGAAACGGTCGATCAAACGATGTCGATGACGTCCTGGCCTCTGATGATGGCCTGTGTGTAGTAGATTGCCTCGTCGATCTCCAGGTCGATCCCATGGTTACTCAGGAACGTGAGGAAGTCGAACACGAGACGGATTTCCCACTCCTCAACAGTGAAGTGGGGCGGTTTCGGCGGAACACGGAACTCCAGGATGGTCACTAGGTGTTCTCGTATACCGTCGGATCAGTGACGCCAGCGTCGAAGAACGCCTCGCGGCGCTCGGTACACGTTCCACAGACACCGCAGTGCACGCCCTTGGCTCCCTTGTAGCAGGAGTATGTCATGTCCCACGGCACGTGCAGCGAGTGACCCTTGGTGACGATGTCCGCCTTGCTCTGGTTGAGGAACGGCACGACCAGCTTGACCTGCTTCCAGTCGCACAGCTCGAGGGCCTTCTGCATCGCCTTGACGAACTGTGGTCGGCAGTCAGGGTAGATTGCGTGGTCACCAGCGTGAGCACCGTAGAAGATCTGTTCGGTCCCGTTCGAGATCGCAAACGCTGCCGCAATGCTGAGCATCATCATGTTCCGATTTGGAACGACGGTGCCCTTCATCGACTCGTCGGCGTAGTGACCTTCGGGCACTTTGACGTCCGGGTTGACCAGGGATGAGTCCGAGCCGCTGAAGATCCGCGATCCGCTCAGGTCGATGATCGTATGTGGGACGTTGAAGTGCTGTGCGATTACCGACGCCGAGATCAGCTCGGTGCGGTGGCGCTGTCCGTAATTGAACGACAGGGCGTGCACGTCGTTATCGAGGTACTGGGCCAAAGCCAGGACGGTGGTGGAGTCCATTCCGCCTGACAAGAGGACGACTGCTTTACTCACGGTTGAGCCCTCCGTAGGAGTTCGTTGTAGATGTCGATCGCGCGGCCGACTTCACAGGGCACTCCGTAATCGTCTTGGAGCTGCGCTGCAAGGTCAGCGTTTTCGGTCATAAGGCGTTTTGGATAGGCGAATTCTGCCCGCCAGCCTTTGACTTCGTTCCTGTATCCCGTGTCGTTGTTGATCTCGGCCACGCGTTGTCCACACTCGATCAGCGTGCCCCACATGTAGACTTGGCCGAAGACGTAGT